GGGGTTATCTCCACACTCCGGCGGTTATTATATGGAGCGGCAAAAGCCGCCCCGGTTATTTATTCACTTTTCTTTTCCGGAAGAAAAACAAAGTCTGCCCAAATATCAAGGAATTGTCGACCGCAATATGCTGCCAGTTCCGACGTTTTGAAGGCAAGCCGAACACCGATGAGCGCATTCGTGCTCGAAGAATCGAAATTCGCGTTCGCATACGAAACACCGCCCAACGCGGACGCGTTGCTGAGCGACCGATACACCACACGAGACTTTTCTTCCTCGTCCAACTTATTGTATTCTTCCCCTGTATAAAGAATAAACCAAGGATAATAACGGCATTCATCCTCTGTAAATCGAGGTTCCCAGCCTTCATTTAAAGCTTTGACAATGATACGGAGTTTCAGAAAAGCCAAAACGTCAGGTTCAAGACCGAGGGATATTTTATCTCGGTTCCATGCTTCTGCATCGATGCCAATTTCATGGCAGGCGTCCTCAAACGTCTTAATACGTTTTCTTACGTCTTTTTCTGGTTCATCAATAAGGGTTAAGATTCCATTTCTCCAGACAGCTGTTTTACCTTCCGGAATTTCGATTTCTAATTTCTTTGATTTCATTCTTCTTTTATTTATTGGTTTTCACTATGGAAGATTTTTACGCCTGTTACTTCCTCGATCTTATCCTTTGCAAGTTCGGGAATACGACAACGACTACCTCGCCAATTACGAAAGGTATGTAATGGCACTTTACATGCTTCTGCCAATTTAAGGGACATTTCAGAAGATTCTTTTACCGGCAAATTCAAAAGGTACATTCTTAGTTTCTCGCCGTCATCATTCCTTTTTAATTTTTTTTTCGTCATACCTTTGTGATAAATATACTCATTATTGTTAACTTTACATAGCAAAGGTATAATTATTTTTACCACAGGTGAATAAAATTCACGTTAATAAAAGTTATAACAAAGGTGTAATATGGCTAATTTTTTGTTAATAAGAGAGTTATGTGAATTAAAGAAAATCACTATACGAGAACTTGCTTCACGTATAGGAAAAGAAGATAGTAGCATACAGGCTATTGTTAGAAATGGATCAACGAACACAAAAACCATTGAGGCAATAGCAAAGGTTTTAGAGGTTCCTGTAGGTGTATTCTTTGATGATATTCCCATAACTGGAATAAAATCAAATGAACTTGATAAAGATGCAAAAATAGCTGATTTAGAAAGGATAATTGAGGAGAAGGAACGTCTAATACAAGTCTTATTAAGTAAGAAATAACCTGTAATAGATAAGAAATGTAGGCATATTGTAGGCCATACGTTTATACAAATGATTAATAATCAGGCGATTAAAGAACGTTACTTGAATCACTTACAAAACACAACTGATAACACAATATAAATTGTTGATTTTCAGTTGTGTTTTTGCTTTTTATAAGCAAGATGTCTTTCATATACGCTTTTAAAAAAAAGTGACAGAAAACCCACTGGTGAGCTATAAGGTTTGTCGCTAGGGTTTGTCGCTGGAATTTTAAAAGTATCAAATTATGGCTACCTTAAACTTAAAAATCCTCCCGAACAGACGTAAATTGTCGGGTAAACTTGGAATTTATGTATCTTTAACTTTTAAGAAGGAAGTTCGGTATATCTCTACCGAATTCGAGGTTGATGATGAATACCAGTTTGAAAACGGAAAGGTGTGTTACCGCAAGGATGCGGCAATCATGAACAAAAGAATACAGTATGTGCTGGGTATATACCGGGAACGGATGGAAGGTCTCAATCTGAATAGGTTTTCTAACTGTGCACAGTTGAAAGAAGTGTTGATGAAGGATGGGGAGGAAGCTGAGGTGATAACGGTGCGGCAGCTCTTTGAAAGAAGAATAGAGCGTCTTGAAAAAGAAAAGAGAATCTCATACGCGGAAATGAACCGCTATACCTGCAAGGTTATCGTGTCTCTCATTGGTGATATACCTATAGATTACCTGACAAAACGTGATATCCGGGAAACGCTCTTCAAGGGGATGCAGCGCAGAGGATATGCGAAGGGGAATATACAGATGCGCATGACCCATTTCAAGGCTGCTATCAATGAAGCTATAGACGAAGGGTTGGTGAAGTATGACGAACACCCGTTCAAGGGATTTACCATGCCGCAATCTGAACCCAAGCTGATGGACATAACCGTCACGCAGTTCCAGCGTATTCGGGACATGGTAACATCTGACAGCAAACTCATGCTGGCGCGTGACCTATTCCTCCTGTCGTTCTACTTGGGTGGGATCAACCTTGCAGACCTTGTTGAAACGGATTTGTCAAGCAAGACAATGACATACGTACGAAAAAAGAGTGCAGAACACAAGACGGGAGAAAGAACTACATCTTTGACCATACCCGATGAGGCGAAAACAATCATCAATAAATACATTTTGGGAAACAGGTTGAACTTATCGTTTTGTAACGGGTACAAGAATCTGCAACGTTATGTCAACAAATGTTTCGCAGCCTTGGCACAACATATAGGCATTCAAACTTCATTCTCTTACTATGCCGGCAGAAAAACATTTGCACAGTTCGCTTTTATGATAGGAATAAGGACAGAGGTGGTGGAGTATTGTATAGGACAGTCTGTGAAAAAGAACAGACCTATTTACAATTATGTGCGAGTGATGCAGAAACAGGCTGATGCGGCAGTACGGAAAGTAATACAATATACTGTAGATCCGGAAAGCTTTGAAACTGAGAACATCCCTTAGAGGATGCCGTCCCACTACTTTGTACACAAAGGTAATTAAGGGATATAAAATAAACGGTTGCTGTCATCACTGATAGCAACCGTTTCAAATAATTAGAATAACAACTTAAAAATAGCGTCTATAATAATCTCTCTATCCTTATTTTCTTCTTATTCTGATGGCAATGACCTTTGCTGTTTTATTCTTGCAGTATTGGCAGCAAAATCGCTGTGCACATGTTTCGCAGTTGCGACACATATCTAGTAGATATTGTTTTTCCCGTTTGAGCACATCAACCTTGTATTGCAGGTCTAAAATGACATTTTTTATAGTTTCTTCCATAATAAAAAAAGTATTAGAATCTATTTGGTATTTTATAGAAGAAACAATGTCAGATTCGTTATTGTTTAACCGTAATTGACATTTTTCTTTTCTTCAATTTGCTTTTCAAGGAATTTAACTTTCTCTTCTAATAATACGATGGTGTCATGTTGGTTGTCAATAATATTTTTGTAGAAATCCCCTTTATTTCTTAATGCTTCTTGCAGTTCGAGAAATATTTTTCCACCATTTGAAAAATACTCTGCCCATTCCAAAAAACTAAAACAATAGCCTGTTATCGGTTCTGTATAATCGCCACAATTCCACATGTCTTTCAGTATGGATACAGTTGTAGGGTAATCATCACCATATACTGATGATACTAAATCAGGATATTGATTGATGAGTTCGTCTGTCCATTCCTCAAGGTTTCTGATTCCATCATTATATATCAAGTTAAAGGCAGCTTCTTGCAACCTGATGCGGAGTTGTTTTTCCTCTTCTTTTTCAACTTCTTCAAATTTGTAATCTTCCATACTTCTTTTTGTCTAATAATTATTGTATGTGTTATCGCTAAAGAACATTATTAATTTGATCCTTACATATCATATAACCCGCTATGGCAGCAACTATATTTGTAAGACTGTAACTAAGCCATTCCATAAATTCCCATCCCTCGTAGGTTGCATGAATCTTTACGATGGTGTTTACACAATAAATAAGATACAAAATAAGTAAAATAAAACAAACTATTTTGCGAAAACGTGGAGCTATTAATGTACCTGTATAGATAAATGCAACAGAGCCAATAGAACCTGCAAAAAGTTCTACTATCCAGTTAAAAAAGGCATTGTTTATAAAGAAAAATACCCAATGGGTCATTAATACTAATTGATAAGCTCCCAAAAGTACAACCCCTGATAAAGGCAGTACTAATATCCATCGTAGGGTTTCTAATAAATGTTTTTTCATATCAAGCAGTTTTTACTCCTTCATCTGCTTTTTGGACCATTTTTTCTAGAAATTTAATTCTTTCTTTCTGCATTTGGATTAAATCATGTTGGTCGTTCACAATTTTTTTATACCATGTTTCATCAAAATCATTTGCTTGAGTTGAATTACTGGATTCATTCAAAATCATATTTCCTGTGCCACGAAGTAACCATTCTGCGGACAAGTCCGGATAATAGAGAAGAAGTTCCTTTGCTCTATCTACGGTAATACTCTTTGCTTTCGTGAAGGCACCATTTCCCCAACCAAGTTCTCTCTCTGCTGATGTAGGAGAAACCCCTTTGTAATTTAGGTATTCTTGAATTCTCTCTTTTACTGTCATAGCTATATTTCTTTAATGTTAATAATTTAAAATTGGTAGAATATATTCCTTTATTTGCTTTTAATTAAGGAATATATTCTTTTTATTTGCATTGTGATTATAAATCATAATCACATGAGCGATGATTAATTTTCAAATATAGATAAACGATATGGAAACAGCAAACATGAAATGTAGAATTTGGCTTCCCTATGGGAAGAAGGCTAAACTGGCTTCTTATTTCGGTGTCAGTAGTGAAACTGTGAGAAAAGCATTGGCTTTTGAATGTGGGGACAATGACTTTCATGAGACGATACGTAAAGAGGCGATAAAGAATTATGGTGGGCAGAAAATATTTATTCCATGCAAGTATGCAGGTTAACCATGATAACTAAAAAGACAACAGGAGGAATGAATATGAACAGATTATCCAAGCAGTGTATAGTTTTTATAGCGGGTATGATCTCATTCCTGTATGTTCTGGGATTGGTAGGGCATCAGGATTACATTGAGGAGATATTGTATAACATGCCTCAGGAAACTTATGATGTGATTGTACAGAAGCTGGGAAACGTGTCAAGATCGGAGATTGCTGCTGAATATGAGGCGAACAGGGCATTTTATGATAACCTTAACAAGTAAATTATGAGACGTGATTTTCAAACATCAAAGGCAGAGGAAGAATTAGGGAACCTTTTTCTTGTTGCCAGGAAGAAGGGCATAACATTTACAAAGAGAGAGGCATCCAGATGGGTCGGAGGTCGGTATGTTCTTGAAAGGCTCGTGGCCGAGAGGAAAATACGGATGGCAAAGCCCGGGGACAGGCAGAACTCGGAATGGAAATGCAATGCGGAGGATGTGTTACGCCACGCATTCAAATATTAAGAATACACTTTAAAACCTTGAACTTATGAGTATAAAAAGAACGTATTGGACCAAACAGGAGATAGATATACTGTGTGCCATGTATTCCAACACAAAGGCTGCCTGTATACAGGATATTCTTACGCGCCACAGCCTCAACTCAATCTATAAAAAGGCGCGTGAACTTATGCTTGATGCGTACTCGTTTCATCTTGAAGAAATACATTATATCCGTTCCATGGCACAGGATATGACGGTGAAGCAATTGTCACAGAAGATGGGATATAGCGAGCGTACTATTTACCGCCGCTTGAAAGCCATGCGTACCAATTCATAAATAGTTCCGTTATGAGCAAATCACCTGAACATGATTTACAGACCCGGTGTGTGATCTGGTTTCATTACCGATTTCCACATCTGAAACCTTTGTTCTTTTCCGTTCCCAACGGAGGATATAGAAAGAAGGCTGAGGCAGCGCGTCTTAAGGCGGAAGGTGCTAATGCCGGAGTGTCTGACCTTATATTGCAGCTGCCTGCCGGAAAATGGTCAAGCCTCAACATTGAGATGAAGGCAGGTTCTTCACAAAGGGAAGAACAGAAAGTATATCAGACATGCGTGCAGGTATCTGGAGGACGCTACGAATTATGCCGTTCCTACGAACAGTTTGTTGATCTGGTTACCGAATATATATCGCAAGTTGATGGACGGGTACTGGAACGGCTTCGTCAGATACATCTTGAACGCGAGGAGGAGGAAAAGCAGAAAATACGTAAGCAATATCAAAAAAGAATAAGTAAAACATTAAAACCATAAATCATGATTGTAGAAGCAACAGGAAAGGTCATGCAGGTTCTTTCAAAAATAGAAGGGGTCAGCGCGAAGACCGGAAAGGCATGGGAGAAATACACATATCTTATAGAGCAGTCGGGTATGCGTCCTACTTCTCTAGTGGTTTCAGTATTTAACTATGGGGAACACGTAGGAGAGCTCCTTAATATGGGGGATACTGTAAGAATGTCTCTTCGCATAGAGGCGCATTTTGTAAAGGATGGACAGAAATGGTATAATGAGGTTACGGCTTTCAATATTGTATCTTTCCGTTAAAGTTAAAATTAAAACGAAGTATTAATGGGTAAAGTAAAAATCTATATAAGTGGACCGATAGCGCATTATGATCTTCATGAGCGGAAGCATGCTTTTCTCATGGCGAAAGAAAGACTTGAATCACAAGGTTATGATCCTGTGAATCCTTTCGATAACGGTGTTCCTGATAATGCGCATTGGAGAGAGCATATGAGAGCCGATATCGCGATGTTGCTGAAATGTGACGCTATTTTCATGCTTCCCGGATGGGAACTGTCTAAAGGATGCAAGCTTGAGCTTGATGTGGCTTCAAGCTGTGGTATAGCCGTTATTATCGAACCTGTTCAACCCTGTGACTATGACGTTAAAAAGAGTGGAGCCGAAACGTGTGTACTGCCGTAATTGCGCCAATAGTTCGGACCATCGGGGCAATTCATGTTTCTGTAGTGCGAAGGGGCATCGCGAATGCGCCTGTAACAAGTACGGACAGATATGTAAGTTCTACAAAAAGATCATATAGAAACTCTAATAATATGGTTTATGGCAACAAGAAACAGATTATACAAGCTTCACTATTTGCTTCGTAAAAAAGGCAATGAGGTGAATGTTAAAGATAGGACAGTATACCGGAGAGCCAAGCTCCTTCCTGCCATAGAGGAGAAATGGATGAAGGAACTGATAGAAAATGGATATATGGTGGGGAACAACCTGTTTGCCCCTCTCCCCAATAATAACTCTTAAACTTAATAGAAATGGCAACACATGGAATGACAATAGCAAAAGCATCTAAGGATGATTTTGAGAAAGTGTATAATCTGCTTTCTCCGATGGAGGAACTCTTCAACAGCAAATGGTGTAATGAAGAAGAAATGTTATGATTTAAAACGATATAAATATGAACCAAATGAATATAGAATTAAGTAAGATGCAGCTTATTCATTTAGGCAATATCTGCAAAAAAGGATGGGGTGGATATAGTGAGCCTTCCGACGATTTAGAAGAAATGATAAAAAACGGTTTGTTGACGAAATCGGCTGGACCATTTGGTGATGTTGTTTATCGTCCAACTGATGCTGGGCGTAGTTATATTAATGACTTCAATAAAAGATAGGAAGGAGCAAATTATGAATAAAAGAGCAATCCAAATAGACGTAATTGGGAAAGTAGAAGGTACTCAATTTATGAAGTGCAAGCTATATACAAATGAAAACATTGTCATTATCATGATGAATGAATTTGATTATGAACGGTTGAAAAAGGAAGGAATCTTCATAAGAGATGGCAAAAGTCGAGATTCAGCCGGAGTGTTGAATACAACTAATACTTTCATCGAAGAAAATTAATACTCAAAACGGAACAGAAATGAATACAACTTTTGAAAAATCGGCTAATAGTACCGATGAATGGTACACACCGAAAGAAATTATAGACGCATTAGGTGAATTTGATTTAGACCCATGTGCCCCAGTATCCCCCCTATATAAAACAGCAAGTATCATGTACAACAAAAATGACGATGGATTAAAACAGGAATGGAAAGGTCGTGTTTGGTTGAACCCACCTTATTCCCGTCCTCTTATAGAAAGTTTCGTTAAACGGATGGCAGAACATGGAAACGGCATTGCTTTACTTTTCAATCGCTGCGATTCAAAGATGTTTCAGGATATCATCTTCAAAAAGGCAACAGCGATGAAGTTTTTGCGTAACCGAATTAGGTTTTTCCGTCAAGATGGCACTCGTGGAGATTCTCCCGGTTGTGGTAGTATTCTTATCGCTTTTGGTGAGGATAATGCGGAGGTAATAAAAACTTGTGATATTGCAGGTAAGTACGTTAGAATAAATTAGAGCAAAATATAGAAATGAACAAGAAAGAGCAGCAAGCAATAGACTTCCTTCGCAGTATGGAACGTGACGATCTGCTATCACTCGGATTCTCCGGAGGTAAGGATAGTGTAGTTATACTTGACCTAGCTGAACGTGCAGGCATTAAGTATAATGCGATCTACGCTAACACCACAGTAGATCCACCGGGCACGATTAGCTTTATAAAGAAAAACTATCCGCAAGTTCAGATAATGCATCCAAAGAAATCTTTCTTTAAGCTGATTGAGGAGAAAGGTTTTCCATCTCGTTTACGTCGGTTCTGCTGCGAGAGGCTGAAAGAGCGATATGGAATTGGCAAACGTAGTATTGAAGGAATGAGAGCTGCCGAAAGTAGAAATCGAAAAGATTATGAGCCGGAGCAGTGTGATACAAGAAAATGGATGAAAGGCGCAAAGCATATTCTTCCTATCCTCACATGGACAGAAGAAGATGTTTGGAATTACATTCGTGAGCGTGGTTTGCCATATTCGAAATATTACGATGCTCCATATAACCTTTCTCGACATGGTTGCATAGGTTGCCCGCTCTGCAATTACAGGCAGATGCAGCTGGAATTTAAGATGTTCCCCGGCTATGCAAAACGGATGATAGTAGCCATTGAAAGATATATGAGCACTCACCCGAACGGTTTTCTTGCTCGCAATTTTGCAGACGGCTATGAAGCTTTCTATTACTATATTAATGAAGTCTCTATTGCAGATTTTCATGAGCAAAAGAAAGGATTATTCAGATTTAGCGCAAGGGAAATTATTCGAAGAGAGATTTTAAATCAATTAACGTAATACGGAACAGAAATGAACGGTGAAACAAAAATCATATTAGATGCCTGTTGCGGTAGCCGAATGTTTTGGTTTGATAAAGAAAACCCTTTGGCTTTGTTTGCTGACATTAGGGACGAAGAATACATTCTTTGCGATGGCCGAAATCTGAAAGTCCACCCAGACATCGTATCGGACTTTACCGATATGCCGTTTTTGGATAAATCCTTTAAACTGGTAGTGTTTGATCCACCCCATTTGCTAAAAGTTGGTAAAAATAGTTGGTTAGCCAAGAAGTATGGTAAACTTCCTGAAGATTGGCCAAGGGTGATAAAAAAGGGAATTGATGAATGCTTTCGTGTTCTGGATGACTACGGAGTTCTGATTTTCAAATGGAATGAGGATCAGATAACAGTTAGGGAAGTATTGAGTGCCATCAATCGGCAACCACTCTTCGGCCATACTACTGGAAGACATGGAAAGACCATGTGGATGTGTTTTATGAAACTGCCAATTAACGAATAACTGATTAGAAAGGAATTAAAATATCATGAATGCCTTACAATTTAAAAAACTGAAAATCGGAGATCGAATATTAACCTATAATGGTGCGTGTACCACTGTGACTGACATTGACCGTATGGCAGGAAAGTTGACCTGTGGCAACGGACAATGGAGAGATTACCATCGTGTGCGTATGGCGGTTGAAACAGATCTGCTGGTTGAACATAAGAGAGTTCAGGATTACGTACCACCTGATACAGTCATTCTTTCTCGTGCCTTGTTGCTTAAATTGGGCTTCTCAAAAGTATGTATTCTTCGCGCTATAGAAAATTGCGGGCCGGATGGCTTTTTGGGAACCTTGCAGGATCTTTTTGTCAGAACGGAATTTATCTCTATCGAATATGTGCGGAATCTTGTTCCGGTAATGATAAGGGAAGGACTGATACAAAGAAAGGTTGTAAAACGTGGCTTGTTCAGGCTGACTATTAATAAATGATTAAATAATATACTCGTATTATGGGACAGGAAAGCAGACGGAAGTCTTTTGTTTTTTATACTGAATGGAAAGAGGTGTTAGTGGATTATCCACCGGAGGTCAGACTTGAAGTGTACGATGCGGTCATTGAATATGCCGAGTCGGGGACATTGTCGGAGCTGAGACCGTTGGCTAAAATGGCATTCTCCTTTATAAAGAAACAGATAGACTCTAATAAAGACAAATACGACGATATTATAGCAAAAAGAAGTGAGGCTGGCAAGAGAGGTATGGCCAGTCGGTATAATAAGGATGTAACAAAAGATAGCAAAAGTAACAAGTGTTATCACAAAGTAACAAATCTAACAAGTGATAACAAAAGTAACAAGGGCTATCAAAGCGTAACAAATCTAACTATAAATGATTATGAGAATGATAATGATGATGTTTTATTTCAAAAAGAAGAAGAAAAAGTTTTTGGTTCTTCCCCCTTGAAACCCTTGCAGGAATTGTTTGATGAGATGAAGCGGAACGATTCCTGGGCGGAAGGCCTCATCATGAACAAACATCATGAGGGATACAAGGCTTTCAATCAGGAAACATTATCGGACTTTCTGGAAGAATTTTTCCGGAAACTTCAGAATGAGAATTGTACAATGGTCAATCCGGGAGACGAATATAGGCATTTCTCCAATTGGCTGAATAAAAAGCTTGAATGTAAATCCGATGAAAGAACCAAAACAGATAAAAGAACTAATGCCCGGACCGAAGGACAGGACTACAATTACGGTCATGAAATCGATCCCCCACACATCATCAAACTGGGAGGACAGGGGAAAGTATAACTTCCGGATGGGAAACGTAAGGATGATGTTGTCCGATGAGGAAATAGAGAAGTTCTGGAAGCACAGGCTGATACTTTCCATGCGGACTGTTACTCCTGATTTCATGGTGGACGATTCAAATTGTCAATTGCTAAGCGAGATATACCAATGGGTATGGCATAAGTCAGATGTGCTGTCCGGAAAGAAAGGAATATTGCTCTATGGTCCGGTGGGAAGCGGGAAGACCACCATCTTGAAAGGACTGCAAGTCTATATGGCACTTATCAACAGACTGGTATACGGTTGTCGCCGTTCCGACATCTGTTTTGAGATGCGTTCGGCCACGGAGATAGCCTTACGTTATTCCTCCCAAGGTACGGAGGCACTTGACAGATGGACAACAAAAGGCATGGCCGGACACCTGATAATTGACGAGATTGGGCGGGAGGAAAATGCAAAGCATTTCGGTACGTCGTGCAATGTCATACAGACCATCTTGCAGATGCGTTACGAACTTCGGCATGAGATGCTTACATTCGGTACGACAAACATCGACATGGAGGATTTGTCGCAGTTTCGCAACCTATACGGAGATTATGTGTTGGACCGTGTCAAGGAGATGTTCAATATTGTTCACCTTGGCGGCAACAGCCGTCGTAAATGGATATAAAATGGAAAAAGAACTAGAAAAACTACAAAGGCAGCTTGCTATGGCGATAAAGGAACGCCGTTACGCCAGAATGGCCGAGCTGCAACGAAAAATTGCGGCCTTGCAGAATGTTCGTGAACATGTGCCGTTGTCATTTCTTCTACCAAAATTTACACCACAGGAGAGGGATAAGGCGCTGGTGTTGATGCATCAGGTATTCGTATTCGCTGACATGCTTTATGGCGCGGCGCTGGAGTTCGAGGAATATCTCAAAGGATTTGATCGTTCCGTAACCCTTCCCGTAGTGGTCAGGGCGAAGAAGGCTGCGGCAGAGTGCCGGGACATAACCCGGTATGTAGACAGTTTCGGTGATGAGCGTATGAGCGCGTTATTCGGAGAAATGTGTGATGAAATAAGCCTCAACGCACAGAATGTTATTTATCGTTATGTCCGCAAGGAAACAAAAAAACAGGAACCATGAGAAAAAAGATGTTATTATGGGTGATAAGACTCATACGGCTCTTCCACAAGGAGGATCAGTTCATACCGCAGTTGCGCTCCGTGCCGGAAGGCAAGGTGCTGCCGAACAGGCTTTACCGTCATTTCGGACGTATACTTGTATCGCGCGCTAATCCGCAGAAAGTAGAGATGCGTTATTATTATGCGGAGATAGATCCGGCCATGTCCGTACGTCCGAAAGATGATGACTGGAAGGAATGTAGCGAGATACATTATAACGAGCTTATGACAAGAAAGGATGCGGTTACGAAATATGAGCAGACCGGAGCACCGTGCGAACATTGCGCATGTCAGATATATGGTCTTCCATGTCATTGTGCTTTTCCAAGGGGAGCCATGACAGGCTATTTCGAACTGTTGCATTGCAACAAACAGTATTCTAATAATCCAACCATTTAAATAAAAAAGACGACAATGAAAATTAATGTATTCAGGACACAGTGCAAGGAAGGTGCGCGTGTCTTTTTTGACGGGGATATCACCTGTACGGGGACAGTAAGGAAGATTTCAAAGGACGGGAGTCGGGCGCTTGTGTGCTTTGACAACGGGGATGTGTCCTGGAAAGAGTATTTCATGATTGATTTTATTGAGGACTAGCCATGGAGAACAAGAGAAAAAATATTCTGATCCATCCGGATCATATAGAGGATCTGGATAAGAAATACAAGCAGCTGGAGGAAAACAGAAAGGAGCCGGTAAGGACAGGTTATACATCTATATGCCGTCTTCGGAATACCAGACTGCACAGGGACATTCTTTTCAGACGGATGTTTGTCCGTGACAAAATGCCCACCGGAGCTTTTATAATATTTAAAGAACTGGGGAAGGACAGCGTCATGCTCCAGCCATGCAAGCCTGAATGGATGAACCGGACACATATCAATCATGTGGGAGGACGTTTCCTCGGATGTCTTCGCTTCTTTTCCAGCTATGCTGATTTGGATACGACACCGCCAAGCCAGATATTGTATGATCTGAAAATAGATCCGCTGGTAACCTCATACACTTTCCGGCTTGAGGAATGGAAAGTGCAGGACGAGCATGACGGTGAGACGGTAGCGTACAAACTGATACCGTTGTTTCCGCTATGAGACTGGCAAACATACCGTCAGATATTAAAAGAACAGCACGGGAACTTAAGATTCCCGTGCTTCAGCATCATATATATGTTAATGGCAGACATAAGCATGTGACTATAAGTAAAAAATGTGTTCGGAAAGCCGGATTGACGGAAAAATACTCTGTACAGATCGTTGTGTTGGGGGAAGTGAGGGCATATATGATATTCTCTTATGATCCGTTGTGTGAGAACCGTCCCCATCTTCTTTTTCTTCCCTCATCTTGTGAGATTCATAGTCCGTATGTGACACGTGCTTTGCAAAGAATCGGGGGTGGGAATGAGATATGCAGGTTGCGCTTTCATGGGAAGCCGGTTTTTCTGAAAGGCAAGGACGGTACTGTCGTGACCGTTGTGTGGCGGATCTCGACATCTCCGGTAAGGGATATAGCCTCAACTGTTCAGAATATACAGAACAGGAACATGTAAGTTGTTATATTTGTGATGTTTATTATTCATTTTATAAAAAAGAAGTATTATGACGGAGAAACAAATATCTTTCTCGGGACTTAACCTGACACCTTATTCCGATATTTCTCCTGACGGGCAGCTTTCCGCATCTGTCGGGCTGGAGATTCATGACGGCAGTATCAGGCCTTCTGTTCTTGCCGGAGAGAAATATATCCTTCCACAAAGTCATAACTCCGCTAAACTGTTATATATACATTCCGCTACGTCATATTCACATTTTATTTTTCAAGACGGTCTGTCATTATATTGGGCTGATGTGAATAATAAGGGGGAATTGTCACTTACATTGCTGGATGAGTCTATACCTGCCAGTTCATTGTTGTCGGTAGGAAACACGCTTGTCGCCTTTGCTGAGGACGGGATGCATTATTTCTTATGGAAAAATGGAAACTACAAATATCTGGGGCAGAAACCTCCGGAACCACTTTTGGTGTTTTCCTTGCATTCAACTGTAAGAAGAAGCGGAGAATTTGAACTGTACAAGAAGGAACAGATGTGGATTAATGGGGATAAATGGCAGATAAAAGATGAATATGTACAGGGGATATCCACAAAAGTACATGCTGAGATAAACAAGTATATAGCAGAACAGCAAGAAGACGGATATTTCATTTTCCCTTTTTTTGTACGTTATGCATACCGCCTTTATGACGGTTCTGTCATCATGCAGTCCGCACCTGTGCTTATGTTGCCTAATGACTCCGGTGCACCGGTGGTAGTCAGTAAAATTGAGCGGCTGAGTCAGGTGATTTTTACCGGCATTGGTTATATATCCTCATTCTGCTCATGGCTTTCATACGCATGTGCCAACAATGACAAGGAGGCGATACAGGAGTGGGGGGATATTATAAAAGGAGTGGATATTTTTATATCCTCCCAATTCTATACATTTTATACGGATGGTGAAATAGACATGAGTCAGAGTCTGTTGAAAGATCTTCCCCAAGGCAAGAGCAACACATACGGATATATTATGGATGATTTGTCAGAGTACTCCTATCCACCAAGGCCTTTTAGCGAGGCTTATGATAGAAAGTTTGGAAACGAGGCTGCTGCTACATATGCATGGGGCATGGAAGTACGTAATGAGTTCAAGGAGGAAATATGTAACGCCTCCCTCTTTTATCATGTGAAGACTCTGGAACTGGACGAACTTTCCAGCGACATCCGCTATCTGTTTGGTGCGGAAGGGGACATGGATCATATTTTGAGCAATTTGGAACTTAGGGAGACATTGACAGATGATTATATGACACACGATATCATCATTCCTGACTTTTCCACGACATATAACAGCCGTCTGCATATTGCAAATGTGAAAAGAACTTTTTTCAAGGGATTCAATCCCATGTGTATATCACAATTTCTAGGTCGTGGGGATTCTTCGGTTTCAATATATACGTATATACATGGGAGCAACGGGGATGTTGTAGTCAAAAGTGATACGGAAGTTTTGGAACAGATACTTCCTGTATATCTGTTTTATCCTGATACAGATGCGTATAAAATGGTGATTGTGGTCGGTTCCATGGTGTTTGAGTATCCTTTGGCGGAACATCCGACTTTAAATGGGGCGTATTTTTGTAGCTTGTTAAAAAATACAAATGAATCGTCGGCATCCGTACCGTCCGTTACACCCTTGCAGTCTGAGGAACTGAGCAACAAGATGTTTGTTTCGGAAGTGGGAAACCCTTTTTATTTCCCATTGAATGGAGTTTATACAATAGGGAACGGTGACATTTATGCAATGTGTCCGGTTACTACAGCCATATCACAGGGACAGTTCGGACAATTCCCCATGCTACTGTTCTGTTCTGACGGAAATTATGCGATGAGCGTCAATTCTGAAGGGTTTTATTCAACCATTTCTCCGATACAGAGAGACGTATGCCTGAATTCCAGATCAATCACACAGATGGATTCGGAAGTGTTGTTCATTTCATCCAGAGGTGTTATGATCACAAATGGGGCTTCCATAGATTGTATATCACAGGCATTGCAGGGAGTTTTCGAACCTGTGCCGGAAGAAATTGGAACAAATATGGAAATGATTGACAAACCTCCTATTGAACTGATCAAGACAGCCATGATAGCCTATGATTATGCGAACCAGCGGATTATTTTTATGCTGAAGGATATGGATACGTCTTTTGTGCTTTCTCTTCCTGAAAACAGATGGAACACGGCCGTGTTTGGACGTGTTAAATCTGTTGTCAATATATTTCCATATTCGTATGTGCATATTGAAGACAGGATTGTCCGGCTCACAGATATATATGATTATTCCTCCGAGGTGATAAATAAAGGGATTGTTGTTACAAGAGCGTTGAAACTGGATACTTTGCAGTTAAAACGGCTTATGGATATGTCGGTACAAGGCATCTTTTCAGGTAAGCAGAAAATGATACTGTTTGCTTCACAGGATGGAAAGAAATGGTATAAGATAGGGGAAACGCAGGCCAGACGTGTGGGAGCGATAAGAGGAAAGTATTTCAAATACTACCGCATTGCGTTGGAAACAGCACTGACAGCTAAAGAGAACATATCAGGAATACGGCTGATATATGATATCATGCCTGAAAAACGACTAAGATAACGACTTATGAAACAAAAAGGTAAAGTCTTGACAGTATTCCGTCTTGAGGGAGGAAGCGGACAGGAAGCGCAAAGAGAGGAAATCGGGAATAGCAGGAGAGGGGGCGTTGGCCTTCCGTCTTATTTACCGGGAGGAGGTAATGACAACCAGTCTATTTTTGACAAGTCACTGGCGGCTGAAAGTTATGTTGATGCAGTTGATATATGCTCATCAACATTCAATTACCTATATAATTCCGCTTTCTCAGATAAGACAGGATGGGAGTTTTTCAATCTTTCAGATGATGCTTTGGGGGCATATACGGATTTGTATGAGTACCGGAAGTTGCTGCATATTAGCAATGGGGGAGTGTTACAGAAAAACAGCCTCATCAGGAAGCCGGAGAAACATAGGATATTTAATGAGAAGAAAGGAGAACTGACGGAAGAGAACATTTCTATAACTGTTGACTACACGGAAGAATATGATGCTTTGTTTCTTTCAGTGCGGTTCCTTTGTAAATCCTCAGGTGATCTTACAATAGGTTTTACGGATACACAGGGAGATTATGCGTTGAAGACGAAGCATATTGACCAATCGGAGGAATGGCAGGAATATGAACTTTCTGGGAAATGGGCCGGAATTGGTGATTTTTATTTGTCATTTACAGGATTGATAATCGTTGATATCTTGAGGTTGGCGGACAAAGCGTATGATGATCATCGTGAAGAGTTCAGGACATACCAGAGCCAGACCAAGCAGAATCTTGAGCTTATGGTGTCCGCTATAAACGAGTTGAAACGGATGAAATCAGAATATGACAAAAAAATTGAGGAAATATCAAAATCCTTGATCGAGATACGTGGTGAGATACCGGATGTAAGCGGCTTGGAAACCAGTTTGTCCGAACTGGAAAAACGTGTGTCCGCATTGGAAAAAGCCGGTTCCGGAGATGGCACATAGTCCGATCTTTCGGGACCGGCACCGTATCAACTCCAGTCCGTGGGTCTCCTGCCCATCAGTTTTATTCTTGAACGTAAGGCATCACGCAAACCCTCTATGTCACCGGTAAAGAAATTCGCGTATTCTTTCGCCTTTTCCGGAAGTTGGTTATTAAGGACAGCACTCATTACATAATCCACCATCATACGGTGTGCGCAACTTTTGATGGTTTCCGTCATGCTGATATTGAAACTTACAGGCATGGAAAGCTTTAATTCATATATGCCGAAGTCACCAAAAAAGTAAGTCACCTCCGCTTTGCCGTCACTGCCTTCTATCTTTATCCTCTCGTTTGATGAAGGGATATACTCAAACTGCCCGGTACCGGTTACTTGACCAAGCACCTTGTCTGTTGATGTGCTTACCGTTACAGATACGTCTGTAATAACTCGGATGATGTAACTTTGTCCGGGTATAAGGCTGTAAGTTCCCAGTGATCCAGATGATATCGTTTCAGTACTTCGGTTCATTTCGTTGATTCTCTCAAGACGGTTGTCGTCTGTGTCCCGGCCTGTTATCAGATATTGCTGACAGACACGTTTCACCTCACCGAAAGCCTCCGTCATCGCTCTGGCCACAACCGGCTTTGTGGCCTCATCATCAGGTGTCATTACTTCTGATGCAGTTTCTTCTGTATCTTCGCTCTTTTGTAATGAGCGTCCTATCAGATTGCATTGCACCGCTACATCGTTTACTATCTGCTTTTTCAGCAGGCGTATCCAAATTTCTCTTTCTCTCATGGCTTGTATATTAAAGGATTATTATATCTGTCTCTTAATATAACATCTGGACCGGATGGATTTTCTGTTGTAAGCACATCCATGCCTGTGCAACCTATTCCTGTATAAAGGTTGTCTCTGTTGCGTTGTCCGTAGTCTGCATTTCCGGACTGGCTCTGTTGTAACTCATAGTCATTGTTATTGCGCTGTTCGTAGTCGGCATTTCCGGACTGGCTCTGTTGTAACTCATAGTCATTGTTATTGCGCTGTTCGTAGTCTGCATTTCCGGACTGGCTCTGTTGTAACTCATAGTCATTGTTATTGCGCTGTTCGTAGTCGGCTTCTGGTACGATGAATTCTGATCGTTGGTTTAGGGCGGATACTATTTTTTTCAAGTATCCGGATGCACTGGTCCTGTATCCTTCACAAAGTTCTTTATCCGTTGTAGGCTCCAGCCATGCGGCTGCAAGATAATGTGAAGCATACAGTCTCATTGCCGTGCGTATCATGTCCGTGATACCTTCATCCATGCGTATGAAGTTTTTGAATTCAATGATAATTTCATTCCCGGAAGAGGTCATGTTTATATCATTACTGTCTTTAATCTTGCGCCGAAGCTCGCCTTCCGCTTCATTTACTGCGGCGGTAAGATAAAGATCCAGTACAGCTTCATTGTCTTCTGTTGCTGCTATATCTGGATAATTACCGCCGGCTTTTCCTGCCCGGGCTGTAAGCGCAATGACATATTTGAATATTTCCGGTTTGTTTATGGATGTTTTCATAAGTCTTAACTGTTGCAAAGTGCATATTCTTTGGTCATTTTCTTATAATTGTCAAATGCTTTTTCAAATTCTTTCTTCTCATCTATCTTCTGTGAGTTCCATGGAATGAAGGAAGCGATGGATTCGAGTGCGTATTTCCAGTTCCCCTTGAAGCAGATGGCACGGTCGTCTAAATATATGTCGGCTATGGGCTTTCCGGAATTGCTGCCTTTAGACTGATCCGGGTTTTCGTTTATGTAATCATAAGTGATGTGATTGTCATTCAGGTATTTCTTTAATTTGGAACTGGCGGTGCGTGTTGTGAAAATGATGATTGTGAATCCTTTCTTTTTTAGGACTTCCATGGCACTTTGTACACCATCAATCGGATCACCGAAGATGTCATTACCTTTAAATCCGTCGTATTGTGCTATGACTCCGTCAAAATCCACACATATTGTTTTCTTTTCCATATAAAAAACGATTAATAGTACAAATATAATCTCATCTGCCGTATCTGCTTTGATATAATGCTGACTGCATTATATACATTCGTCCAGTTCTTATTAAGCTATTTTTGTCGTAAAAGAATAATGAACATGCGCGATAACGAACAAATATCTGACTCCTTGCTTTACGGGCATCGAAAATTCGACGGACAGCGGCGGGCCGAGAGATGGCTGCATGTAGCCTATAATGCATATTGCCGTCTTGCTCCTTTCAGAAAGATGCGTGCCGAATGCAAATCGTATGCCTACGGAAAACAGTATGAGAGGCAGATTGTTTACAACGGGCGGCATATAACGAAGGAGCAATATCTTAAGGAGAAGGGTATACCTGCATTGCAGACCAACATATTGGGTAAGATCAAACGGGTCGTACAAGGGCAGTTCAGAATGAACGATACCGCGCCGGTATGCAATGCTGTTGATCCGGAGGAGAAGGAATATGCGGACATTATGTCAGCCTTACTCCGGCAGAACATGAAGCTCAACAGGCGTTCAGAACTGGATGCGCGTACTTTTGAGGAATATCTTATATCCGGTCTGCCTATATATAAAATTTCATGGGCTTATCGTCGTGGAAAACTGGACGTGTTCACTGATTATGTAAATCCGAACTTTGTATTCTTTCCTGACAGTCTTGATTTCAATCTTGCAGACATACGGTTTTGTGGTCTCCTTCATGATCTTGACTTCTCCGAGGTGCTTGCTTTGTTCTCACATTCGGATTCTGATGATATAAAGTTGAAGGAGATATATAACCATTGCCTTGATAATGAATATATCGCCTCGCAGTTCAGCCGTGACACACGCACGTCACAGATTGAATCCACCGATTTCTACTATCCTTCGGAATTCGGAAAATGCCGTGTTATTGAATTATGGACGAAGGAGAGGAGGAAGGCCTGGTTTTGTAATGATCCCTTGGAGAGTGAGCCTTATTTTGTTCCTTATGATCAGAAAGAGAGCATTAAGGAAATAAACCGTAGCCGTCTTGAACTTAATATAAAACGTAATCCTGATGGATCCCCCATGCTAGATACGGACGGGGCTCCCGTTACATTCATGGATCCGGATAAATATGCGGCTGAGAATCTGATCACTTATGAACGGAGAATCGAGACGTATTGGTATTACCGTTATCTTTCCCCGGACGGATTTGTGCTGGAGGAAGGACAAAGTCCGTATTGGAATGGATCCGAATCTTTCCATCCGTTTGTGTTCAAACCATATCCTTATATTGACGGAGAATTTCATCCGTTCATATCTGAAATTATCCCGTCTCAGGAATATTTCAATTACTACATGGTAGCCCTTGATTTTTATATTCGTAATGCGGCCAAGGGTGTGTTGATGATAGATGAACAGTCCTTGTCTGACAACATGAGTATAGAGGATATAGCGGAGCAGTATGTGAAGAGTAACGGTGTAATATTATATACAAGCAAAAGATCTGGCAATGCCCCTGATACAAAGACCGCATCATCCATCCCGGGAGGATTCGATTATATCATACAACTGTCACGCTCCATGGTGGAGGACGTGTCAGGAGTTCAGGCGGCACTACAAGGTAAATCGGGAAGTTCCGAGAGCGGTGTGCTTTATCAGGCAAAGGCCGCACAGGCCTCATCATCCATACTGGATCTTATAAATACATTCAACTCATTTCTTACTGAAGTGGCATATAAGGTAGTAAAGGTGATGCAATGTTTCTATACAGGTCCGAAAGCGGTCAATGTCGCCGGTGAATCCATTCCCTATAATATGGATACAATGTATGATATTGACATTGATATCTCAATTAGCGAGGATAGCGACAGCCCGGTATATAGGGCATTGACAAACCAGCTTTTAATGGCACAGGCTGAGAAGGGGCTTATACCGTTCAAGGCGGCATTGGAAGCCGGTAATTTCCCGAACTCCAGTAAGATTATAGCGGTACTGGAAAGATATGAGAAGCAGTTACAGGAGCAGCAGGCAGCGCAACAGATGATGTCGTAAGTAGTGATTGGAAATTTTAATATTTCTTATAATGATGGATTATACAACAATTAGACTGGTGGTTGTAAGTATTAAAAGTTAGTATAAATAATAAAGCAATGAGAGATGTAATTTACAATTTTATCAACGAGCACATGATGATACATATTGTGCTTATAGCCTTGTGTATTGCGGCTACAATGGGGGCGATGTTAGTGGATCTTATCACAGGAGTAATGAAAGCCAAGCAACGAGGAGAGGCAAGAACATCCACGGGGTATAAGAAAACAGCCGTCAAGGCGAAGAAGTATTTCACTCCATTTATAGAGTTGTGCTTCATTGATCTGTTATGCTGTGTGGTTATCCCCTTTCCTGTTTTTTCAATGATTTGGACGGGTTACTGCATTTTCTGTGAGTTTAAATCAGTTCGTGAAAAATCATGGGAAAAAGCGGAGTTGCGCAAGGCTGAGAAGACAATGAGTGTGATTATTGAGAATAAGGATGATATTGCCAAGATCATGGCTCAGATATTGTTTGACAACGAAAACAAAAAAGGAGGATAAGAAATGAAGTATTTTACAATTGCGGAATTATGCCGGTCAAATACAGCAGACCGGCTTGGAATTAACAACAGATGCAGACTGGAGCATGTGACTGCTCTGACTGCCTTGGTAGATAATGTGCTTGATCCATTACGTGAGTGGTGGGGAAAGCCTATAACAGTAAACAGTGCTTATCGCTGTCCGGAACTTAATGCGGCCGTCAAGGGAAGTAAGTCTTCTCAGCACATGAAAGGGGAAGCTGCCGATATTGATACTGGCGACCGTCAACAGAACAAGTTGCTGTTTGAGTTTATCCGCAAGAACCTGCCTTATGACCAATTGATTGATGAAAGCAATTTTGCATGGGTACACGTCAGTTATCGGGCTGACGGTGCCAATAGAAAACAAATGTTAAGTTTATGAGACAAAGAATCTATATATGGATTGCGGTAGCGATAGTACTTTTACTTGTCTTTTCGTGTAAAACCAGATATGTTCCTGTGGAGATCAAGACAACGGAAACAGTGGAAGTACATGATACCACCATAACAGAAAGACTGGTTCCATACAAAGATAGTACTGCGACACGTGACACTGTATCTTTTCTTTCCAACCCTTATGCGTACAGCTGGGCTAGATATTCAGGTGGAATATTGCAACATTCGCTGGGAATATGGCCAAATTCGGTACTTATAGTAACTGTACCTCATTATATGACGGTAACCAAGCGAATCGAAGTACCTAAGATTGTAGAGGTGGAGAAAAAATTAAACTGGTGGCAAAAAACAAAAATAGAGATAGGTGGATGGTCTATGATAATGAATATATTGCTTGTATCTATGATGATTGTCAGATGGTTAAGAAAGAAAGGAGGTGCCCGTAATTTATAGATTGTATTTTTTTCAATTCAGTCTTTCGTTATAACAAAAATCTTCGGCGGTCCGGATTGTAAGAAAAGGACCGCACGCTCCTTATCAGGTAGAAGTCGCTAAGGAGAAACAATACGTCGGAACAAGAATTGTTTTGCGGTCCCAGACTGCTTAACAATTTTCCGACGTATTTTGTTTATCCAAACAGTGATTATATGAAAAGTGATGAAATATATAAGGATGTATTGCAGGTTGTCGCTTCAGTGACGGGAATATCTGAAACAGGTATTATACATAGCAATAAAGAAGAGTGTGCGAATGCCAGATATCTTCTTGTGCGTTATTTAGCCAAGATTTTCTCTGACACGGAGATAGCGTCATTGACTAACAGAACCAAACAGGCTGTCGGCTCGATGCGGCGTAATGCTAAAAAACAAAGGGTATGGATTGTGGAAAACAATTGGAAAGAAATAGTAAACAAACTGGAAAATAAATATTTTATCTGCAAGTAACTTATTCCGTAATTTGCCTTTGCGGTCAATATTGACCGTGATATGTAAAATCATAATTATGGATAATGTAACAGGAATGAGCATCCAGGAATACGCCGCAATGCGTGAGTTGGAGTGCGAACACAAAAAGGGATGGGGCGCTACCGCTGCTATCTGGGTTATCGCTGCTGTGATTGTTATTGCCTTCTTCGTGTACAGTTGGCATAATAACTGTAATGAAAAAGTACAATTTGCAGTAGGGTTGGCTAATCTGACAGGACGTGTTAACTGTATGGAACCTGATGTTCGTTGGGCTGGGCAGCAGTTGTATGCTGCTAACGGTGCAATTTCCGCTACCGTTCAGGGAGTGGGCGACATGAAGGCCAATTTCGGTGAGCAGCTGTTCCAGTTGAACAAGGAGGTCTTCTACAATGACGGTTGTGGCTGTGGCCGTGGCAGAAACGGAGGTTGTGGCGGTTGTGGAAACCGTGAGTTCCGACAGACGTCTACATATAACTTGGCCAGTACCAATGTTACGGTGGATGAAACTTGCCGCAATTGATTTCGTGAGGGTGGGGACTCCACCCTCATTTATTATTAATCGTATAAAAGCTGGACTATGTTTAAATCAAGAATAGAAATTAGGGAGTTTGCGGTAAGACAGGCTGTTGAGTTGCTCGGCACTGGTAGTCCTCAAAAGGATATTGTCGCAAAAGCTAGAGATATTGAAGCCTATATAATAGGAGAGGCCGATTTGCCGGAAGTTTACAATGATACGGAAGCCATCAACGGTATTATGGGAAGTGCGATGCAGATGCTGCAAGGCATATCCTGTTCGGAAATTCCGGTAGAGGATAAACCTGCCAAAAAGAAATAAGAGATGGGGGTGTCCATGTTTCAGTCAAAGAAACCGCAGACAGAGTTGAAGTTTACGACACGTGCGGAAGCGTTCAGTTACATGCTTATGTATATGACTGAGGAAAAACATGCGGATCCGCTGGAGGCAGCGCAGAAAGCCAATGAATTTGCAGACATCTTCGCCAAGAACATGGGTATCCCTCTTAAAATAGAGCCGGAACCACAGGGTGTCGATAAATACCTGTCAATGGCTACCAAGATTGCTAATTATATAGAAGAACATCCTAAGGTGGTTGAATACGGCGTTCCGGCTTTGACATTCGTTGCCGGTCTGTTCACTGGGAAAAAAGTGGAGCAGGCCAATGATAACATGTATGGGCAGCGTCCGGTACCGCCTCAACCGCAGGAAGAAATAGATTTTGATAAAATACCTGATTGATTATGGCATTAAGGAAATTATATATTGTGGTGGATTGCGAGAACGACGAGCAGAAGGAAGCTGTTCAGACCGCATTCAACGAATTGTCTAATACGCGGGCTTTGACCAGCCGGACGGTTATCAGCATGTATCCGTTTTTCAAAAAACATCGTGATGATCTGTTTGAGCTGTTCAATATGGTCAAGACAGGCGGTGTCAAATCGTTGTTGTCTGTAAGAGGTGGAACATTGATTAATAACTTGAGAAAGGGTTGATTATGAGAGTGGAAGGCAAATGTATAGGTGATTGCAGCAAATGCCAGTTGCTGGCAAATGGTGAGGTGGATATGATTCCGTGCATTCTTGACCAGATTTTTATCCGGACAAGGAAAATCGAGAAAGAAAACGCTTTTATCAGGAGAAGTCTTGATTCCATGATGCAGGACAGAAATACAATCCAACTTGCCGGTTTGAGTGATAACGAAGATAAAACAGATTGATTATGAAGTATACATTCAAAGAAATGTTGGACGATGCGAAAAGGGCGGGTCTGACAAGTGACAAGGTCATGATGCGCAGTGCGGAAAGCATGAGCGAGCTTCTGTGCCTTGTGAAGGAAGAACATCCGGAACTGTACTGGAAATTTATGCGTGAGCAACATGGAATCATGTATGGTAATCATTACAATGAAGCTTTTGCGATGTTTGATGTCGGCATGATGAGGTACATTGATAGGGATGGAAAGAAATGTGAGGGTGCGCATTGGACGGCGGAACAGATAGAGGCAAGTACCCGGATGATGGGATTTCCGGCTGGAACTACGAAATGGGACAAGTATGTAGCGTTCAATGCCTTTTATTCCGATCTTTGCACAGTTTATAATGATGAACAGATCATTAAAGGTGCTCATAAGTTCTATTTTGAGGATCAGGACTGGGGGGACACAACAAAGATTTGGGATTATGTGTATTGCAAGAATGCAATGGTCTGATTCTTTGTAACAGACGGTTTGTGCTTATCAAAAACCGAACCGTCTGTTTTTGATAAGCACTATGATTCCAGTTTTTCCCGTATTTCCTTCAGAAGCCGGAAAGAGCCTGCCATCTTGTAATTCCCAAGATTCTGTTTTGCCTGCATTATAAGGCTTTCTACTGTCAGAGGGAGGTCGGGAGAAAATGAGGATTTGTTGATTTGCAATGTTTTCGGTAATTCTCTCGTATTAAACCATTCCACCATTTCCCTTAATTCTTCCTCTGAGTAAGCTTCATGTGTTTTTGCATTTTTCATAATGATCTTGTTTTTGATTTCCGCAAAGATACGAAATTGAAAGCAAATCACAATTATTCAGTATTACTTGTAGAAGATTCAGGAGTGTGTGAACGTATCAAGGATCTAGCTATTGCAAATTCAGATTCCGCACCGGCATTTTCATTTATTGAAATATGATAGAGACCGGCTGCATAATATGCCAATGCTCCTGCATATTTGTTATGAAGGTTGATTTCTCCGTTTTCTGAGATTGAAGGAGTTGGAATATACCTGAGACTGTATCCCCCCTGTTCTTTTACTGCATGGGCAATGATTGACCTCATGGTATCGTTGGTGATGAATGCTACCGGTATTGAGGGACCATTACCTACACCGGGAGCTGATGAATATTGTGCGCTGTATAGTGGCGAATTGTCCGGATATAACATAGTGACCGGATATCTCCACCCAGTCAGGTTCACACTGACAAGCCTGATATAGTCCGCAGGTATTTTTATGCAGGCAAAAAACAAACCGTCAGGACGTTTCTCGAATGAGATTGAGGATGAATCTGTCATTTCCGAAGCTTCGGCCATCACCCCTTCGTCATTCATCAGTGCGAGTAGCGCGAGTCTGATGAACTCTTTTAATGCCTCATCGGTCTCAATCGTGAAACTGTCTTCTTCTGTCGCACTCTCATTGATGATTGTGCGTAAAGTCTTTAGTATATCTTTGACAGGTATCATGAGGCTTAGTCTAATGGATAATTGGGAAATTGTATGCCGTGTTCTTTGCATAATGAGGACAGAGCCTCCTTATTTCCACATTGCGAGCGCGGTACTTTGAATCTGACCTCAAAAAAATCCTTCGCTTCAAGGAATGAGGTCACATTTTCAATATCCTCTTGTATGTCTCTGTCTTCTTGAATGCCTTTTTCTTTGGTCGGTTCTGCGCTTTCGGATTCTTTTTCTTCCTGCTTAGAAGATGCCGGAGGAATATAGGTGCACATCCGCTTTCCAAGGATGCTGTATCTTTGTTTTACCTCTGTTTCCTGTAATACGGAATTTACGTCATTTTCGTCATGTATTACATCTTCATCTTCTTCTATTGTTTCGGTAATGCGTCCTTCCCGATACCATTTGTGCGCCCTGATTTTCTCAGCCAGTTCTCTATCCGTTGTATGATAGGTTGATTTGCCACGGAAAAAAGCGGAGAAGTTGACGTACATCATCCGTCCGCAGTGAATGACTGCAAATGACAGTGAGGAGCTCGCAACGAATTTATAAAGTTTCTTCATACATTATTAATAATGATGAGGTGGATTTCTCCACCTCTGATGATGATTAAGGTTCTATTATACAGTCTGGGATTTAGGAACTGGAATCTCAACATATTCCGGAATGGACAGACGCGCGTGGGCATCTGGGAATCCAAGTGTCCAGCAGGAGAACTCCTGCATGACAACAGCGTCACTGTTACTTATGAACAGTTCTTTCAGATTGTATGTGCTGCGCTCCCAGTTCTGGAATACCCATTTGTCAAGATATTCAGGATCAAGAGAGAAACCTCTTCCGTTGAATCCCCAGGCGTTGAACAGGTCATGGCGGTAAAACAGAAGTTTTGTTCCCATGCTTTCGAATGACTGGAAGTCAAGTCTCCATTTGTTGTAGTCACGTTCCGGCTCGAAGATACGTGTGCGGTTGTTGGTCTTGATCTTGCATAATGCCGCATAGATGGTATTGTCAACAAATACAAGTTTTGTGCGGCTTCCGTTACCGGCACCTTCAATGATGCGTCCTACAAGGTCTACAAGCTCATCCTCCGAGATTACATATTGCTGCACATATTTTCCTTCTTCCACCACAGGATTTCCGGCAGAGTCAAGCACTTTTTCCCAATGTCCGATTTCAAGGTCTTTTCCGGCGCGGTACCAGATACCTTCACAAGTATATACATTGCCTTGTCCGTTCACCGCATGTTTGCTCTTGATTCCGAACAGTCCGGAGGCTTCCATACCGATACGCATGTCTTCCATTGCCATCCGTTCCACACGTGTGAATGACCATTCCACCTCGGTCTTACTCAACCGGTCATAGATAGTCTGCTCTACCTGCATGATAAAACGCTGGCAATATTGTTCGTCCGGAGACGGAAGCTGGTAATATCTTCCTGTAGACACGTCCTTCTCGGCGGCAGCACGTCCCATTCTTAGAAGGACGGTACCCTTTGCAAGGGTAGGAATAAGATAAGGGTTCTTATTGTTTGATTGTTTTCCGTTTACGGCATAGACAAGCGGAAGGTTGGTCTCACTGTTGATTGCGTGCACGCGCAGCATCAATGGGTGTTCAGGATCCACTTCATCGGTACCGGATTTGTAACCGGAAACAAACGTTCCGTCAGCGTTCAGGACAAGAAGCGTATCCATTGCGCCCACAATGTTATTATCCTCCAGTTCTATCGCTTTCGGAGTCTCGGTAGTCATGGCTTCAAGCTGCTTGGCAAGGGTAGCCCGTAGCGGACGCTGTCCGACACTGTAGTACTTGATTACGATGCTGTCCGATTTGTTTGTCGCCCCATGGCGCAGAATCTGATCAATAGGCGTGCCGGTAAACTTCATCTCGACAATTGTCTTGTCGATCTGCTTCACGTACCATTCCGCGTCCATGATTTTCTCGTTCTTTGTTACGGAACTTTCCCCGCCTACTACCTTTCCGCCATCCCCTAGATCCTGGACTGAGCCTCCGTCCGAAGCATCGGCGGCACATGCATAACCTCCCCCGGTCGCTCCGGCAAGGAACATGAGCAATACGGAAAAGAAAAATTTGAATGTTGATTTTAACTTTTTCATTGTTCTCGATTTGTTTTTAAATTTATAAATAAAAGTTGTGATATGAGCCTGAAAGCGATAGACGATTAAATACGTCTCTTCATGTCTTTATAACGTTGTAGGGTAGGATCCTCCACTTTTTCCTCACCTCCTCCGTTCCCGCCTCCTCCAAGGTCCGTCGGAGCTTTTTCCGCAAGATTCCTGTGTATGGCTCCCGGACGTGCGGTACGTCCCTGTTTACGTCCTTCCTCTCGGGCGGCTTCTATTTCCATGTCCATATTGAAGGCATGGATGATTCTTTTCCAGTCTTCCGCATCCAGTTCGTGCCGGATAATTTTATGAATGATACCGTCTGTATCCTGTGTTCCGTACAGCCATTCCAACATGGAAACTACATTCGCCTCATCAACATTGACCTGCCGCACGGCTTCTGTCAGTGCCTCATCTGTTTTGCGCAGCTTCTCTTCCGCATCTCTTTTTCTTTTTTCCTCATCGGCCGCCTCCTTTATCCGGGCAGCTTCTTTCTCTTTTGCTTTTTTGATGGCCTCTTCCGTTGTTGCAGCTTCCCTGATATCATCCCCGTAATTGGTTATCAGATATTCCACAAGAGAGAACGGTTCACCGTTCTCATCCATGCCGCTTGCCAGACCGGTCAGGATGCCGGCGGCTCTTGAGTCTTCTGCAAGAACTTTGTTGAGGTTCTCTCTCTGTGATTCACTATCGTCATAACGTTTGAAAGAGTCATCAAGGAATTCGCCGACAGCGAGGTCGTCCTCAAGGTCGAGGTCCGGTTTTCTGGATGAAACAATGTCTCTCCATGATTTTCTTTCTTTTTTTTCTTCCATGATATGTCATTGTTGTCTTATACTGACAAATTTAGCAGTATTTGTTCAAGCCGGATTGATATAATGCAATCTACAGGAAGTACATTCGCCATCATTTAAACAGGAGGTCACATGAAGCACAAGGGAAATATCAGCGAAATACAATTGATAAGGAACAAGGAGATTGTACGTACATTCATCGAATTGAAAAAGACCTGTGCGTTCTCCTACTACAAGGATATATGCAAGGAGATTGCGGGCATGAAGGCGAAGCAGCATTATGTCAGTGAGGACCGGGCTTACGTGATCTTATACAGATATCTGACCGAAGGCAATATACCTGATTGCAGTCTGTATAAATATGAAATGTATTCCAGTCTGATCCGTTGTTGCCTTGATATCATGAAAAAGAAATCGGAAGCGAATCTCCGTCTTATCGTAAGACTTGCGATAGAGAGGCCTTCCGATTCATTCGGGATAAGTCCTGACCGCATACAGCATATTTTGTGGAAAGCTGGAATGAAATAGGTGTACCGCTATGAAAATGAGATATTCCATGGGGCTTTACTTGTGCATGGCCGTGTTATTGCCGTATCATGAATTCCTGTCAGGAAGTCACTGGCTTTATATGTTCGGACATTCCGGATGGCTTCATTATCTTCTGAACGGGATGGCATGGGCTTTTCTATGGAAGGTGATAACCCCTGCACGGACGCTGGTCGCATGGATGTTCGCTGTCGGAATATCATTTTTTATTCCTTCCGGCAGTCCTGTGATCGGATGGAGTGTCATTATCTACTATTATACGGGCTTGTGCCTGTCCTCCATGGATGGGGGAAGGCGTAATAGGCTGTTTGCCATAACCGCTCTCGGTTTCTTTCTGCCGCATATTGCGGGTGGATATCATGCGGCTATGCTGGCGGCCGGATGGATATTGCGTAAACTGGAGGTTGGATGGCAAAGAACATTAAAATAAACCATATAGAAACTCTTTTCTCAGCTATTGTCATAAGGAATGCGGAGGAGATGATCCGCAGGAACCGTGAACGGGAAGCGGAACTGTTCAAGTCCTACAACCCGTTGACAGGGGAGAACGCTCCCGGAAAACGGAAGAGGATATATCTGGATGATTTTATAAATTCATCTGTTTTCCTTCCTATCGAGATGTTCTCCACCGGTTTTATCTATAAACTGGATCTTGCCGGAAGTATAGAGGAGTTCTGCTGGCAGACATACGGGGAATATAATGAGGATCTTCGTAATACTGTCATTCAGGAGTTTCTCCGTTACTGGGCCAAATACGACTTTTATTTCTATTGTTATGCGTATGCGCGTATCAAAAACAAAGAAGGAGGGGAGGATGTGCCTTTCCTGCTACGTCCGGCGCAGGTAAAGCTGGCTGAGACGTTTGAAAGGATGCGCCGTGCCGGCAAGCCTATCCGTGTCATATTGTTGAAGGCCCGCCAGTGGGGGGGATCCACATGCACACAGATATACATGTCATGGATACAGATAATGCATGTGAAGAGCTGGAACAGCATCATTGTCGGACATCAAGGGGACAGTGCGGCTGAAGTTAAGGATATGTATGTCAAGCTCATAACCCAACTTCCTGAATTCCTTTTTTATGAAGAAGGGGTGGAGTTTGACGGCTCTCTTCCGAAGATCAAGGGAGGGGGAACTTCTAACATAAGTCTTATACCTTCCCGAAACTGCAAAATCAAGACGGCAACCGCGATGAATCCGGAGGGCGCCCGTGGTGGTGATTCGGCCATGGCGCATTGTACGGAGGTGGCGTTTTGGCCTCAGACGGAAAAGATGGATCCGCAAAAACAGGTGAAATCATCCTGTTCGGGAATCCTGTACAAACCGTATACGATGATTGTGTATGAAAGCACGCCGAACGGGCAGAATTTCTACAAGGATGAATGGGATCGTGCCAATGGAACGGATGATCATGGGGAGAGACTGTCCGCATTCGAGCCGTTGTTTGTCGCATGGTGGGAGATAGAGGAATATCGTCTCGATCCGGAAGATATGCTGGAATGGGCCTGTACCCTGATAGAAAGGCGTAACGATAAGTCCGGAAACTGGGACTATATGTACTGGCTGTGGACTATTGGAGCGACATTGCAAGGCATCTACTGGTACAGGCAGAAGATGAAGGAATATGCGGACATACAGGACATGCAGCAGGAGTATCCGTCCGATCCGGTGGAGGCATTCAAGTATTCTGGGCAGCTTGTATTTGACATTTACAAGGTAGAACAACTCAGAAGGTTCTGCCGTGAGCCGGTATTCCAGGGGGATATTACCGGAAAATCCCCGAAAGGTGAACAGGCTGTCGAAGGGCTGAAACTGTTCAGGCGTAAAGGAGGGGAATTGAAAATATGGGAGATGCCAGACAAGACATGGAGGTTGGAAAACCGCTACTTTGTGTCAGTTGATATCGGGGGGAAATATAGGACGAGTGATTACTCTGTGATTACTGTGCTGGACCGCGCGGATATGATGGCCGATAGCGGAGTGCTCAATGAGGACGCTGGACCGCGTGTGGTGGCGGAATGGTACGGGCATACAGATCCGGACCTGCTTGCGATCAAATGTGCGCAGATTGCGTCATTCTATAACAATGCTCTGCTCATTGTCGAGAACAACACGGCTTACAGTAAGCTTAATGATGTAGACACAGACAACGTCAGCGAATTGTTCTTTCCCATTCTTATCCCTCTTTATGATAATGTATATGCGCATAATCGGAGCGAGTTGGAAAAAAGGAGCCAGAAAGAAACCAGATGGGGGTTTAATACCAACCGTAATACAAAAGTGGCCATTATTAAGTATATGGAACAGTGTGTGCGTGACAAACTGTGGATAGAGCGTGAAACCGGAATGATAAAGGAATTGGGATGGTACATGAAATATCCGAACGGCAAATACGGCGCGCTTGCGGGGAAGCATGATGATCGGGTAATGAGCAGGGCAATAGGATTATACGTGAGCCGTTTTGAATGGGACAGATATCCGGTGAGGGTGTTGCCCACTATGGAAGAGAAAATGAATAACATGAAACGCCTCAACAGGTCGGCGACGGGTGCGGAGGCTATATTATATAAAAATTAGTAACATTATGGGAAAAATTAAGTTGTTTTTGAAGGCGGTAAAAAGCCTTGTGCAGAAACGCAGGATCGCAAGTCTGTGGAAGTCCAGCTTGTTATTGAAAAAGGCGATAGAAGAGGCTGAGGAAAAGAATAAACAGGACGGAAGGCGTTATTTTGTCATATGGGATCCTGCACAACAGAAGCTCATCTCTATCACTTATGATTATTATAAGGACAGGTGGGACAGTTATAAATATCTTCTTCATCGGGGAAGGTTCCGTATGCGAATGAACCGAGGGCAGTTGAAAGAGATGTGCTTTTATTACACGAAAAGCAAGAACGGCTTACCTTCCTGTCAGGACGAGGAAAGAAAGGAGAAAATGATAGAATGGCAGAATTATTATCATCGTCTGCTGGTTAGTGACAGGATTCGTGTTATTTCTCGTTGCTGGAATTTAAAGTCATTATGGAAGAAGATAACTTTGCGCTCAAATAAAATAGCACATAGGTATTAGTTTAAGGTTTTAGGGACTCGGGCTTGTGAAAGTCTGAGTCCCTTTTATTATATACATTTCATTGTGAAGCTCTTGCTTATCTTTGAATAATAAAAAATATATTTATATGGAAAGATTTGATTCTTGCTTTCATCCTCATCATGCATGTGATCCTCATCCGAATGAATATCATGAAAATATTCATTATACGCCTGATCAGATTAATGCATTGCTGGGGCTTATTCCTTATAAGGCGGACAGAGCCGAAGTCCCTAAAATGGAAACGTTGAACGATGTCAATTATATAGGTCATGTGGCAACTTCTGAAGCGTTGCCGGACAAGATGGAACAACCGTCATGGGCACTTGTCGGTAGTGTGAAGAAAACAAAGCCGTATTTCTACTATGTTGAAGGATTTGTTCCTAAAGGATATCGGGCCGGATGGAATGATTTGAGCGGTGTTCTGGGAACTTATGATCTCACAGTCGATAAGGTGAGCATCTTCGATTATAATCTGCTGACTGAATATAATGTAAGCCGTAATCATACCCAAGATACCCGGATATTCTCACATGATTGGAAGGAACAGAGATATTTCAGTGCATTTCCTGATTATGTTGAAGGGAAGAAATACAGACCCTGTGATCGTGTCAACATGCCGGGGTACACAAAAACGTCATTTGTAGCACAACGAAGCACGTCCGAGGCCCCTTTTGTTGTAAAGAAGAGCAATGTGTTTACTTTTGAAGATGCCATAGCGCTTGTACCGGAGGAATACAGAATACCCGGCATGAAGGTCACGTTTGTTTCTGCTTACACCAATCAGGCTGAAACATGGTATTTTAAGGGAAATTCTGCTTCGCTTTGGAAAGACAAGAAAAGCTGGTGGAAGATTGATTTAGAGGCGGAGCGTAATGAGATTCATGCTGAAGAGGTATTCATTCAGAAGATGGAAGCACCGGAGATGGTGGCTGATAGGGCCATAGCGGATGAGAACGGCAACCGTATACCGGACACTTATCTTACACGCAAAGCTGTCAGACGTCACATTGAGGATACATTCAATGATATGTTCATTGATAATCCTCCTACCGTGATGGACGGGATGATAACGCCCGAGATGCTTAGTGAATCCACCAAACAGCTTATCGGTAACAAGAGCATAACCAATTTTGCGGATGATGAGGATATTACATCGGTTCACGGTCAACTGAAACTGGCTAATAAAAGGTATGATCCGAATAATTACTCAGGGAAGGGAAGATGTTATCTGCGCAAGAATCTTGTGGCAGGGCGAAATATTCTGACCCAGTCCATGATATGTTGGTCTGATACGATTTATGTCATACAGTATGATTATGATTTGGAGGGGAAAACTATCACTATTCCGTCAAAATGCACTTTAGATTTTCAAGGAGGGGGATTTAGTAATGGTACTGTCGTTGGCGACAATACCAAAATTGAAGCAGGACTGGAAAAGATATTTGGTGCTATAACAATAAATGGTAGCTGGGATGTGGCGGCAGCTTGTCCTGAGTGGTTTGGGGCACTTCCAGATGGAGTACATGATTGTACTGAATCTATACAGGATACCATTAATAATTTTGATATTGTTAAATTAAACAATGGAATTTATTTTATAGGTAATACGATTCAGGTAAGAAGTAATATTACTTTGTTTGGAGAAAAAGGTAAAACTATCATAAAATCTCCAACTACTAAGGAGTTTGATGTAAATGATTTACCAAATGCGAATACCCTTCCTTATATTTTTTACTCTGAAAAAGCTGTGAAAGTTCTATTTAGAGGGCTTTCTTTTATATTGGGGGATTACTATAATGGTATAGGTTTTAGGCAAAGTGTCAATGGGGATACGGATGAGTGGGACGCTAAAATATATGTAGAAAACTGCCATTTTGAGCATGGGTATAGAGCTGTAAGTATTGAAAGGACTTATAGAGAATGTAGAATAATAGATTCTATCTCATATTACGCATGCGGTGACTATGCTTTTTTTATGGAAGGAACTGATAATTCTATTCATAATAGTACGGTTGGGAGTTGTCAACAAGGAGGTATTTATTTATCTCAAAATTCAAGAATGTCTAATTGTAAAGTTTTTGTTGCCAATAAAGCCTGGAGATATAAATATGATGCTGTTACTCCTAGAAGTAAATACGCAGTTTATGTAAGTGGCAGTTATTGCAATGTAACAGGCTTGGATATTCAACAAAATTGTGCAAATGGTATTTATGTGGGAGGACATGATAATTATATTCAAGCTGTTCTGAATGCTAATGGGTATCAAAGAGATAAACAATCCTCAATATTATGTGCTAATGCCGTTTTGAAGTGTAGTAATAGTATATTAATATTTACTTCAACCACAGGCTTTTTAAATAGTTATGTATCTCATTATCTATATTCTGTAGGAAGCCCAGCTTATGCTGTTAAAGGTAATTATATAAATATAAATACGCATGATGAACCAGGAGAAGATACTCCTTATGTGTTAAGCAATTTTTCAGCTTTTAATAATATAATATTTAATGGAGCGAATATAACTAAATGCCATAATCTTCCTGAGGATTTTGTTAAAAACAACATTCATTCAGAAAATGTATCTAGGGGAGAAAGAATGTATGTTACAGTTGGTGCTGGCAAAGCGGTTTCTTTTGATTTGGATGTTACAACTTTTATCACACAATATACTGTTATACATCAGTATTTAACTTTTATAGTTAATCCGTCATTAGCAGTCGTAGATACGCCCTTGTATGAAGTTGGAAGATATAAATTAATAGTAAATGTTGACAACATAGATTATACTCTGAAAACCGATATGTTCCAAAACGGGTTAGTATCAATAGAATCTATTAAATATTTATACGATATAATACCGGACCCGAAGGATTCACAGTGTAAATTAAGATGGGAATTAGCAAATACAAGTAAATCCGCTATAAACTTGGCAATTGATTACCCTATAATTGAAATATATAAAAATAATACAGGTTATGGAAGCAGTTATGAAACTAATATTATTCCGACGGATTTGAGTAAAGATTTTTGTAAGGATAAGAAGGGAATTTATGGGAAAGTTGCAGATAATACTTATGATATTAATTTGGGGATTATAAGGTTTAATAATGCAATTTCTGATCCTCCGGAATCTTATGAATACATTAAGATAACTAAAGTTCCGACAAGCGGTTTTCGTTTTTTATATTCGACATATAGGATATTAACCGAATATTCTTTGCTATATGTAGATAATAAATTGTATATACTATCTGATAGATACGATACTGGCAATGATTCTTTTTTAAATATAAGATGGATATTTGACCCTGTTTCTTATACATTAGACATTTGGATTAAAGTTTCTTCAAAATATGGCAAATTGATAGTGAGAGATACCAAATGGGCTACTCTTAACACTTATGAGTGGTTCCCTAAAAATACAGATCCATATCCGGTAGAGGCTGTTGATGCTGAATTTATTACCTCGGATATACTTACTTTGCCTGATACTTTAATTGGGATAAAAACCTATGATACGTTTGGAAATATATTAACCTGGTCTAAGTCTGATTGGATAAATCCTGACGGAACTTTAGCGACAAAGGTTGTTTTCGCAAGTAAATTAAGGTGAGTTCTATCAATTCAATTTATCCTCTTGTATCAGACAGCAGAACTCTTTAA